GGAGCGATCTGCCATAACTCTTTTACTTCTTTCGTTTTCTTTATACCCATACCTGCACGAACTGCATCATACATGGCCTGAACATCACCTTCTTTAGCAGACTTTGGTGTTCCTCTCTTAAATGCTTCAAAATCATTATCTGCAACTGCCTTTCTCATCTTAGATGCAGACATTCCCTCTACACCCTCGGCATCTGCATCTCTTACACCAGCAGATATAACACGGATCTGTTTGAAATCATAGAGATCCTTGTTGTATTTGTTGGCAAGGTTTTCAAATTCTGCCTGTCTATCAGCACCAACGATGATATTCACACTCTTATATCCCTCTTCATATGCAGTGGTCAATACATTAAAGATGGATTTCATCTCATTATCATTAACTATCTGCTCTTCATACTTAGGAAACATCTTTCTCATGTATGATATCTTCATGTCAGGATCAAGAGGATTTTTCTTTGCATCCTGTGTTCTTGATGGGTATATCTTTAGATCTCCACCCTGTGCTGCCTTCTCTGCAGCCTGTAATAACTTCTCATGACCTATGGTTGGTGGGTTAAATCTACCAAATGCAATCGTAAGATCAGCACTCATCATATCTTTTTGTGCATCTTCTTCTGGTTTCTTAGATTGTATCTTTGCTGGTGTTTGTTGTGCGGGTTGTCTTTGTGCTTTTGCTTCTTCT